TGTTGCAATCAGTCCACAATGTTGCACCAATAAATGTTACATCATCAATCACCTTAAGTTCTTGCTCAAGGAAATAGATGTTTGGAAACTTGCTATATTCATCACGCAGGTACTGAATACTGGCTTTCCAATTACCATGATAAAATTCGTGATTGCCTGCAATTACTACAACGTGTGGAAATTGAAAACTACAGCGTTTCATAAAGTCACGGAAACGTAATGCAGTTGATTGTCTGCGACCCAAGTTATGCAAAACCACAGGATCATTTGGATGAACCTCTGGGTGGTTGTGTAGATCTTCGGCGACAAGTATATCACCACTTAGAATCAAGACATCGGCATTCTCAGTATTTTTGAGTATGATGTCTTGAAATTCTAAGTGTAAATCGCTGGCAAGTGCTATTTTCATTGAAAAGGGTATATAGGTATATTGTCAAGTAAAACGTCTATTTAAGGGTACTTTACGATTTCGTGTGTCAGATTTCACAATAAAATCAATAGGTTAGTACCCTCAAAATACGGAATTTCCGTTGTTATGCTTTTATATATCCAACGAACATTTCGCAATCGTACCATGCTACGGGTTGCCCATCAAGCTCCCATACTAATACTGGGTCTGCAGATTCATTCAAAGTATCCCATTTGAATTTCGCTGCGAACATTGCTGGAAGTCGTTCAAACATATCGATTGTGCTTGCATCGTCTTCATACTTAGTAAAATCGACATTAGTTCCGCTATTGTTAACGAATTCGTCGAGATCGTAATCTGTATTTGTCATTGTAGTATATCCACCTGTACTTGAATTGATTGAGATTGCAGTTTATTGTCGTAAACTTTAACTGTAGTGCCGACGCCATTACATTTGCCATTGACAAGTTGTTGTAGAGCAACTTGTGTCGCCACTCTATGCGAGCTCGTAGCGAAACACTTCTCAGTATCGCTGATGCTCATATAAAGACCAACGCCATCTAGAATCACTCGAAGACGAGTAGAGTTCTTTAGGCCTTTGATAATTTCTTTTCTACGCATAAGACACTTTCTAATTAATTAAGTCTCTATTATAGCACCTTTCGATTCTCTTGTCAAGCACTTTTTGAAAGACCCGTTAGCTCATATGGGTACTAAAAGAATGCTTGACACAATGGACAAAAGGTGCTATAATAACGACATGATGAGAAAGAAACGTTCTGACCGAAAGCATATAGTATACAGTATCACGAATGCTGTTACTGGTGATTTCTACATTGGCATCACGCAGGGATCTCGAAAGAAAGATTTGCGTGTTCGTATATTGAAGCACGTTCAACGAGCTCGTACTGAGAATCGTTCTTGGGCATTATGTAAAGCAATCAGAGAGTTTGGCGCTGAATCATTTCTCGCACAAGAGCTAGCAATTGTTCGTGGCAAGACTCCTGCTCATAATTTAGAGCGAGAACTGATTGCTGAGTATTCGCCAGTGTTGAATACACAATAAGTTTATCAAATGGATAAAAATTGCTTGACACGCAGAGTAGAGTGTGCTACAATATAGCATAACTAATTAATGGAGATCATGTGACTGATACTTTAGAAAAGACATTCTCAACGACATTGTCTGACGAAGACTATATCGCATTTAAGATTTGGATCAAATCTATCTTGAAGACAGGCTCTGCAACTGTAGAGTTCATTAAGAAAGATGGAGCAGAGCGTAAAATGCTTTGCACACTAGATCCTGAGCTGGTTCCCGGACTAGCAATTGAAGAAAACAAAAAAGAAAAAATTCGCAAGGTGAGCGAAGAAGAACTTGCAGTTTATGATTTGGAAGCTAATGCTTGGCGCAGCTTTCGATATGATAGTGTTAAGGGTGTAACAATTAATATTGGAGCAGATGATGAAACAGAATAAACAAATCGAGCTACGCGAAGTAGACCAAACTAACGAATCTATTATGAATGAGTTAATTCATTTGTGTGAGATCCGAGGAGAACTTGACGATGAAGCTAATGCAGCAACCGAACGTCGCATTGCATTTCTTGAATCTAAACTAAATAGGCAAATGCTATGATTGATTTTGATAAGATTGAAATACAACCAAAAGACACAAGTCGCGGACATTTTTATGTCAGCATTATGAAGAGCGCTATACGAATTGGAGCAGGTGCTGCTCTTATTATGGGATCGTTTGTCTTAACAGGTTGGTTGCTAATTTTAGCAGAGATTCTTGGAATCGTTGAGGAGATTGTATAATGGGCTATAAAACTATTACTGCAGAAGTTGATGTTGATCTTAGCGATTTCGATACTGAAGAATTGATTGAAGAATTGGAACTTCGAGATTCATTGCCAAGTGATAATAGTATAAACTCTCTTGTAGAACAAATCTGGATGAAGCGTCGAATGGGTAACAACGATTACCAAACAGAGTTGGATAAATTAATCTACAAAGTGTTAGGTAAAATAGTATGAAAAAAATCGTTATAAATAAATGCTATGGCGGATTCGGGTTATCCGATGATGCTGTAGTTCGGTATGGTGAGCTTGCTGGGTTGAATCTCGTTAAGACTGAAACTAAAAATGGGGCATCTTTTTTCTATGAAGAAGGTCGTGTAGATAATGCTCACTTTTTCTATGAAGGCAATCTTGATCGTGACGACAAGTATCTTGTACAAGTTGTCGAGGAGTTGAAACATATGGCCAGCGGAGCTTATGCCGATTTAAAAGTTGTGGAAATACCCGATGACGTAGAATGGTATATTGAAGAATACGACGGGTGTGAACACATTACAGAAACACATAGAACTTGGGAATAAAATGTATATTACTTTGACAAACGCAACCGCTGCGCATCGCGGAAACAAAATCGCAATCAATTCAGATTTGATTGCTACCATTCACTCTAGTGAGGTAACTGTAGATGAAGTGACGGAACTCCGCACCTTTATCTTCTGTCCTCCACACGGTACATGGGAAGTAACTGAACCACTTGACAAAGTTGTTTCAATGCTTAATCAGAAAAAATCTATTTTAAGTTTCTAATATTATGGCACAAGGCTGGCGCAAAACTCAGATTGAAGATATGGAAGCCCCTACTCTCAAACTACCAGTAATTAAACGATCATTAAAGATTCTTAAATGCTCGGATTCTTTAATGTGGTACAGTAAACTTGTAGGTGAAGTAGTTCCTTATGTACGGGAGTACGATGATTGTTACATGAGCAGAGAGCCAGCCGGGTACCTTAATATAGTTAAGTTAGAAGATGCTGAGATTATAGATGAGGAAATAGATGACGAACGAGAAAATTGATGAAATGGCAATACAAGCTGGACTAGCATGCGACGGAACATCATTTGATTATGATGCAGTGCAATTATTCGCAAGAATGATTGAGGCTACTGTTAAGGATGAGATGCGCCCATTGCTTAAAGATATGCAGGACTTGATAAACAACAAATAGGATACACTATGACATTACAAGATTATTTTGAATTGGTTGAATATAAAATTGGAGAAGGTTCTAAATATATGTGGCGTTGTTTCGGCGACAATGCATATACTCTAACTAGCAGCGTGCTAGACAAATATGATGTATCTGTGATCTATGATACTAAAGATCAAACCGTATTTGTCATGGAAGCGCATGACTTTATCAACAATCGTTCATATCGTATCTTTAACGAAACATTTAAAGATTTGTATTTTGACGAGTGTAAAGTTAGAGGCATTGAAGATGCTGCATATGATGATGTGAAGTTTATTGATTTGGATATGTACTCAGACTTTGCTGAAAAAGCACACGCTATTATCCATGGCACAGATTATGATACAAGAGTTCTGATGTCTATCGATATTCCAGATGACGAACTACTGATTATGATGAAGGCTGCTCATACTTTGGATATCACATTCAATGAATTTGTTGAGCAAGCATTGACAGAATCAATTGATGTTTGGAAAGCTAAAGATGGGATGGCAAACTAATTATTTTGAGGCCAGGGCCTACAAGCATACTTATGATATCGGTGATAGGGTATTCGGTTATTATAACAAGATACCTTTCATCGGTAGTGTAGGCAATGATAGATTTGTCAATGAAAATGATGGACCTGAAGTAACAATACATCTTGATCTACCTATCAAAAACGATGGTGTCGTTAGAAACATTATCGTAGTTAAACACAAAGACATTAAACGTCGATTAGAAGAATACTAGGAATACTATGGATTTTAGAAGTGAAATCATTACAGCAACAAAACGTAGGATTGAGGCTGAATTAGAGGGTCATCGGATCAATGCTGAGATTGTAATTAGCCATCCATTGGGAAATGCTTCTTCAGATATTATGGGGGCATTCAATAAAGAATTGGAAGCAATGGTTCAATGCGAGGCAAAACTACTTACCATTAACCGCTACTTTAAATGAGTGGCTGGATAGAGCACGTACAATCTAAAGAATTAGACAAAGCTCTAAAAGAAATTAGAGCAGGTAAAGATGCGAATGTTGTTATTGAAACAATGTCTAAAAGATTGAATGCCAAATTACTGCATCCCGTATTAAAAGAAATAACCAATGTAGAATCTTCTTTTAATCTAGAAGAGAGTAGAAAAAATTATAATAGGATAATGAGAATACATGGATAATGTAACTGAGGAACAATTGCAACTTATTGCTAAAAAGATGAAGGAAGTGTTTGGCGATAAGATACCTTCTCCCGTACATTATCCTGCGCAATTTGATTACTATCTAAAATTGTTTATGTATTATCATTCAAATGATCCATTGAATTAATATGAATATAAAAACAGTAAACATTCCAGTCGGGGGTAAACTTGTTGTTTACAGAGAACAACTTTCTTCTCACACAATTGCAAGAGCAAATAGTGATTCAGATTTAAAAAGATTTATAAAACAAAATATTGCAAACCAAATTGCGCTTTATATGTTGGATAATAATTTGATTGAGATTAATTTAAAAGATAATCCAATTACTTTATATACAGAAATTATAGCACGAGTTTGTATTATGCCAGATGAACAAGTAAGAATTTTAAGAAAAATTATATGAACACAATTTATATTGATTTAGACGAAGTCGTAGCAGGCTTCAGTGAACACGTTAGTAAGATACTAGGCAGGACGGTCCTTTGGACTGATAGAAGTATATCGCCCGAAGAATGGAAACTTATTGCCGCCGAGTATAGACTTTATTACAATCTTCCTTTAATGGAAGGTGCTACTACTTTGGTTGGATACTGTAAAGGTATTACTCCGAAGTATAATGTAGAGTTCCTAACAGCAATCCCAAGAAAAGATACTGTTCCATATGCTATGGAAGATAAAAAGGAATGGGTTGCTAAATACTTCCCAGGGTTTGTGGTAAACTTTGGGCCATTCAGTACTGATAAATGGAAATGGTGCCGCCCGGGAGATATCTTAATTGACGACAAGTATTCAAACATCGTCGATTGGCATGAGAAGGGCAACGGTATTGCCATCATGCACAAAGGTTATATCATGGACACTATTGATATTTTAGATAAAGTAATTGGTTGTAAAGAACCAAAGATATTTACATGATAAAAAAATTAAAAACAATACTACCTTTTATGATAGTATGCTTTATATCTACACTGATGGTGTGGGTTCAAGTAAGTTTTGCGAATCTTCAATAATAAACTTATCTTCTGGAAAATAAGTTAGACAATTTGCTCTAATCTCATCCAATGTTCTACCTTGAGTAATAAAGGTATTTCCATCTTTTGACCATAGATAGAGTATGTCTCCGTGCTTTTCTATAGAGCATAATCTAATCTGTTCCCTGGTCTGTTCCATAGCTTCATGCATTTTATACATGAACATCACTCTTCTGCGTGTGGTTGATATGTAATTTACTATCAAAAAGAAAAATGCAATTGCTAATAGTATTTCAAAAAAATCCATAATAAAATCCTAAGGGTTTAATAATAGAACACATTGGTTTGTGATCACTGAAGTGTTGGCGCCACCGTATGGATTTGCGCTTTGAGTTTGTCCTAATTGGCTTGTAGGCACAGTAAAAATGCCAGTATAAACACCTAGTCCCTTACATATTCTAAAACTAGTTATGTATCCCGGGAAGTAACTGTTAGATGATGCGGTACTTTCTTGGCCAATACTGAGAGATGTGGTACTATTTGTAATATTATTGTTATCAGAATAAGATGCTCCTATTCTAGTACCATTCCTATATATCGAAGTAACATTATTTACTCTAGATATTGCAAAATGTATCCAATTATTTAAATAAGATGTTAGAGAAAAACTGAATCTATAACCATTAACTTCCCAAACATAAAAAGTACCCCCTTCAATACTGACACCGATAGAAGTGGAAGGATAATTTCCTACAGCAAATACTCGAGGATTTGAAGGTTGACTTGTCATATATTGCCACCATTCCACAGTAAAATCTTCAGTACCAAATGCCCAATTTGAGCTAGCAGGTATACTAAGATAGTTACTTGTGCCATTCATATTATAACTATTTGCAGTTATACCTGAATATGGATTACTACTAGTTGTAGTAGTACCATTTAACGTGGGACTTACTGTACTTGCAATAGATCCTATTGCAGATACTTGCACTGTCGAAGATGGGCTCAATGTGCTTCCGTTTATAAAAGTAACATTTTGAATTATCATTTAAATTCCAAATCTATTATGATATTGAGACCACAGATTTTGTATATCTGTAAGTGTTAATGGCCCGCTATATGATTTAATAAAACCAATATTTGCTTGACCCGGTTCGCTTGGCCCCGGTCTGCACCATAGTAGAAACTGATTAAATCCTCTATTACTACTGGCAGAAAAAGTTGTTGTTTTATATACTGCAGTTGGCCCTATTGTATTATTAACTGTAGATGATGCAATATAAAGATTTGCAACACCGGTAGTATAATTATATGTTGCCCAGATAAAATGCCAGTTTGCATCTGCAGGATCGTGCGATAACCAAACCTCACTGCCTGGATAGTATACATTCATATAAACTGTTCCGCTTCCCGGAGCGGGCGCATAAGTTCCTAGTAACCAATCTTGTCCAGAGTTTGTAGATAATATTCGTCCTTGCCCGCCACTAGAAATGTTTTGTGGTTGATATGCCATGAATACGGAATAATTTGCATTGGTAGTATTGGGGCCTACTACAATATTATCTGTTGCTGTGCTAGCGCTTTTGGTAAACATACCTCCATTGCTGCTACTCCAACCAATTGTAGAACTTGAATTATTCACTGTTAGTGTATAAGTTCCTGTAGCATCTTTTGAACCAGTGATCGGTGCTGCAGAAAAATTAGCAGCATCCAAATCAAATACTAATGGCGCACTTATACTTGCAGGCAAAGGCCCTGGCGCGAGCAACATACCTTGAGTTAAAACTATTCCGCCGTTAATTATCATTTTTGTATTAGTGTATTAGTAAAATCTAATAATAGATCGTGATGAGATCCCTTGTGCCAATATTTATTAATGTATTCGTAGGGTTTTTCGTACCAGTGTTTAGTGCTCTCAGGATGGCAACCTATGATACCTATTCTATTTTGAATTATTGCCATTGGATCACCATTACAATATCGAGCAATAGTTTTAAATTTTCTCTCGTCACCAATTAATGCGCACCCATCATAAAAGAACATATCTTCTGATTGCCCATTCCAATTGACAGTTGCGATTGTACTGTAACTGCGTTTTATATCGCTGGTTTTTCTTTTTATATACTGTTCGCATTTTACTCCGTCTAGTATATCCAAGTAATGATGGCCTGCCCAATAAGCACCCATACAAATGCCAAGATAATGTCCGCCATCGTCAATAAAATCTTCAATCATATTACCGGCTTTGCGACCAATAAAATTATAATATTTGTCTGCATCTCCTATACCACCAGGAAAAGCAATAACATCTAAACCCGTAAACAAACTAGGTTTAATATCGCCTACTGAAAATGTTCTAACATTATATTCTGAAGACAATGCTATTCTTATACCATTCGCAGAATCCAATGAGCATTCTGGATGTTTTACAAAAATAGCAATTGTCGGTTTCATTTTTTGCTAAACGTTTCTTGCATCTTTGCTTGAATTGCCTTTGCCCAAAAAGGTTGAGGAAAATTCCAACCAACGAATGCGCCAATTCCTATCCAAAATAAGGTATCTAACATTTTGTCCCCTTTAACTTTTTAAGTTTTTAATATGAGTACGATGAATTCTGCATTGTATCTGACCGTTATAATAATCTTCCGATTCCAATACTCTCCTATCCATCTGCTCCCTAGCTTCAAGGTAATTGCATAATCCTTTATTTGGACATATGTGCAATATTTCTCTAACAAAATTATCTTCGCCGTGCTTTAATACATCAGCTTTTAACTCATCAGATGAAGACCAATAATCTCTCCAATCTGATTCTACCTTTAATCTTTTCTTTTTACCTTTAACTACTTTAGTTTTTCTAAACCAAAATAGTTTTTTACCTATATACCTACGATTAGTAATAGTGTTAGTAATCAGATAAACATACCCATATGCATCATCTGGAATTACTTCTAATTCTTTATTCTTATATAACCACATTTAAATACCAATTTAAATTAGTATTTATACGGTCTCCCAGTAGTCGTTTCCATCGGAAAAGTTATCTCCCTCATCCCTTGGCGGAACGAAGAAATAATCATCTGGATTTGTCATCACATCTTCAGGATCTTCTGTTGCTTCTCCTGTACCCATAATGCCAGCTTTAACAAGCATTTTAGTTTGTATAGACTTCTTTGCTCTGTGTTCTTCAGATTCTTCTCTTGCCATATAGGCTGCTTGCCGCTCAGAGAATAACTGTTTGTGCTCATCTTTCCATTCTCTGGAGTTAGCACAAGCCCGAGAGCAGAACTTCCCGGGCTTTTTATGTTCAATACCGCACTTAGGACAATTCTTCGTCGTCATCGTCCTGGTCATCATGTTCTATTTCTGCACCGCAGAAAGGACAGTTTGTTACCTCATAATAAGTTTCATCTAGTTGATGGCTTATCGTGAAGATTGCGTCACATTCGACGCATTCGTGTTTGCTTTTTTGCATGCCTCGGGTTCTCCTCGTTTCTTTGATTCTGCTTCGTAAACTCTTAGACGAAGGTCAGACGAGCTAAAGAAGTGATCTCTTTTATTATAGTATAGATCTATTTTACGTTTAATGCAAATGTCTTTGCCGGTAAACTCTTTGTCTTTATATTCCTCTCCCAATATTCTAACGTCTATTGGCAATGACATTAAAATATCTTCAAGTTCTTTTTCTGTAGAATAAACAATAATCTCATCAACGTGTTTGCATGATGAAACTTGAATCTGTCTTTCAATAATAGATTGTACAGGTTTATTCTTTGTTGGACGATCCAATGTAGGATCAAGTTGTATTGCTGCAATTAAATAATCGCATTGTCTCTTTGCTTCTTCAAGCATAATGACATGCCCTGCGTGGAACAAATCAAAAGTTGATGCAACAAAACCGATTCTTAAATTTTCTGTTTTCATATCTTCTCCACATCAATAGTACATTTATTTAAAAATTCTAAACCTTCGGTGCTTCTATATTGCTCGCGATAAAATACTTTCTTTATACCTGCAATATGTATAAGCTTTGCACATTCAAAACATGGCGCATGGGTGATGTACATTGTCGAATCTTTGCCCGACTCTGCAGACTTAGCAAGTTTACCAATAGCATTCATTTCAGCATGGATAACTTCTGGTTTTGTCTTTGTGCCAATTAGGCGCATTGGATATTCCGGGCCGCCGGGATCAATTATATACGAAGAATCTTCTGAAGTTATATCTTCACACGCATTATCCCAACCAGCAGGTGTACCATTGTACCCAATGCTAATGATTCTATCATCTTTAACAATAATTGCGCCAACCTTTAATCGACCTGCAGAAGATAACTTAGCATAGGTCTCTGCAACCTTCATATGTGCATCATCAAATTTATTCGGCATTCCATTTTCCTTCCGGACATTTTTGTCCGCTCAATCTAACCTTACCCCATATAGCGCATCCACATTTAGAACAAATGTCTGCACCTATAATCTTTTCTTTAAATTCGCATTCATTACAAATTGCTCGTCTTTTATCTACAAAAGAAATCACCTTTTCATCGCTCATTTTGCCCAGACCTCTTCCCATGAACCAGACAATGCGCCTTTAGCATAATCAGTAACACGTTGCTCAAAGAAATTAGTATGAGTAGGAGCATTAATAATGGTTTCCACCCACGGCAATGGATTACGTTTAACTTTAAAGATGCCTTTTAGACCCAATGAAATTAATCTACGATCAGCAATATAACGAATATACTTTTTAACTTCTTCAGATGTAAGATTTTTCATCTCACCCATACTAAATGCTAGGTCAATAAACTTATCTTCTAGCTCAACCATCTTCTCTGCAATGGAATAAATCTTTCCTTTAAGATCATCGTTCCAAATTTCTTTATTCTCTTCGATGTATGTTCTAAACAACTTGATCATGTTCTCGGCGTGCATTGTTTCATCTACAATAGACCAAGTAACAATTTGTCCCATACCTTTCATGTTCCCGTTACGAGGGAAGTTCAATAACATAATGAAAGAACTAAACAATTGCATACCTTCGGTGAATGCTGAGAATACGGCAATGTGCGTTGCTGTATTTTCTTTTGTTGAATTTTTCTGAGATATGTCCATAACATACTCATGCTTGTCCTTCATTTCCTGATATTCCATAAACTCATTGTATGTGCTTTCAGGCATACCAAGTGATTCAATAAGATGCGAATATGCAGCAATGTGCAATGCCTCTCTTGCAGCAAATCCCAATAGCATCATTCTTACTTCAGGCTGTGGGAAGTATGGCAAGTAATTATTTACATAGCCGCCCGCAACGTCAATGTCACCTTGAGTAAAGAAACGGAAAATATTAGTTAGGAAATGTTTCTCGGAATCTGTTAGTTTGTTCTTCCAATCCTTAACATCTTCTAACATAGGTACTTCTGTATGAAGCCAGTGAGATTGCTCATGCTTTAACCAAGCATCATATGCCCATGGATAATTAAAAGGTTTAAATGATTGTCTTTCGTCAGTCAATCTACTAGAAGCTTTCTTAATCATTTAACCACTCCTTTATAATTGATTCTGATTTTACTCCGACCATCATCTTTAATGATTTTCCATCTTCATCTACCATTATCAATGTAGGTACACTACGTACTCGGTATGTTGCTGCAAGTTCTGGATGAACATCAATATCAACTACTTCAATTGGAACATTATCCGTGTTTGCACCTTCCAATATTTTTGCCATTGCTTTACATGGCTGGCACCATGATGCTGTAAATCTATAAACTTTTTTCACTTCTTTTTCCTTAAATTTATTTTTGTTTCTTATATATTCTTCCTTCGACCCATCCTGCACCGGGATGCTCTTTTTGTCTTAGATGCTTTATACCATCATTAAACCATTTTGTACCTCCGGCGGGATGAGCGTCGCCTTTAACTCCAAGAAAAGCTGCTTTTTCTTTCATTACATTACTTATTCTTTTTTTATGTTCTTCTGTATGCGATTTGCCCAAAAAACCTTTTGGGTGGCCTTTTTCTTCAATATATTTTTTTGTATTTTTAGATATAATTGATTTTGTTTCATCAGTGTGATGTTTTCCCCAGAAAGGATTTAATTCTTTAGACATCCTTGTAGTTTTTCCTGTTGAATAGTTATTTCGAAGTGTATTATTTCTTTTATCTATAGCTTCTTGTGTATGATTTAATTTATTTTTGTTTATAAATTCAAATCCACCTACGCCACCCAGTTTTAGATTATAAGTATTTTCTTCTCGTAAGAATTCTTCATTGACAATTTCTTTTTCTTTAGATAGAGCGTCTTCATACGTATCAAAAGTTTCTAGAATTGTTTTTTTAAAATTATTAATACCATATTTTTTTATTGCTTGTATTATAATTTTTCCCGACCCCATATATCCATCATTTAAATCATTTGTTTTATGTACGCCTATATAAATTTTATTATTGACCAAATTTGTTATTAAATAAAGATAATAGTACATTTTTACTCCTTTATCTTTATTTATAAGATATAGAGTTTTCAGACCACTATTCGCATGCTAAACAAACTCCGTCATCCATTGCAAGTGCTTTCATATCCAATTCTTCCATAACTCGGCGCTCTATTTTTTTAGAAACCTTGTCTGCTTTACCAATTTTTTCGGATCTGCAATAATATAATGTTTTTAAGTTAGATTTCCAGGCTTGGAAGTGAACAGCATGAATATACATCACATTGCTATCAGGTCTAAAGAACAGATTAACTGATTGTGCTTGGTCAATATATTGTTGACGATCTGACGCATGCTGCACAACCCATCGTTGGTCAATTTCCATAGATGTCTTAAATACATCTTTAGTCCAATCATCCATCCAAGTTAAGTGTTGACACGAACCATCATTTGCAATGATTGAAGACCAAATATCATTGTAATCATTTTGTGATACGGTCTCTCCATCACCTGCAAGATGCTTTTGTATAATTCTATCTAACCATTTATTTTTGGCCAATGATGAGCCCGATAAAGTATCTTGTCTATAAGCATTTGCCCGAAGAGGCTCAATGGATGGACTAGTATTACCCATAATAATGGAGGATGAGGCATTGGGTGCAACCGCTAACATATGAGAAAACCGACGACCTGTACCTGCAGCATCAGGAGCCTCACCTCTTTCTTTTCCGAGCTCGAGGTTTGCAATGTCTAATCCCTCACGAATATGCTTAAAGATTTTGTGATTGGCGCCTACTGCCATAGCAGATTCCCATGGCAAATTATTTTTTTGCAGATATGCGTGCCAACCTAAGGCACCAATACCAATAGAGCGCTCACGGCTAGCAGAATAAATGGCCCTGGCGATGGCAGTTGGCGCGTTATCAATAAAATACTGTAGAACATTATCGAGCATTTCAGCAACATCCCGAAGGAACTGAGGTTCATCTTTCCAATCATCATAGTACTCCAAGTTTAAAGATGATAAGCAACACACCGCAGTTCGTTCTTTATCTGTTGGCAAGATAATTTCAGAGCATAAATTGCTTTGTCTGATACTCAATCCAAGTTTCTTTTGAAACTCTGGCATCATACGATTACTGGTATCAATAAAATGTAGATATGGTTCGCCTGTCTGCATACGCATTTCAAGAACACGTTGCCATAATTCTTTTGCAGATACAACTTCGCGAACAACACCATCATGTGGATCTTTTAATTCCCAATCATCATTGGCAGTAGGATCTATCATGCACTTCTCAATTATGTGCATAAAATCGTCAGTAATATTAATGCCATGATGTAGATTCAATGCTCGCATATTTGGATCGCCTGTTGGCTTTCGCATATCCAAGAACATTAGAATATCAGGATGAGAAATGTTAAGGTATGCAGCATAACTACCGCGGCGAGTCCGCCCTTGCCTATACGCGAGACTGGATGCATCGTAAGTGCGAAGATGAGGCATGACCCCAACAGATTTATCATCAGAAGACCGAATGCCAATACCAAGACCAACTCCTCCGCCCAACATACTGAGCCAATTTACTTCTGATAATGTGTTGACCAAGCCCTCGGCAGAATCATCAAGATATGGTAGAAAACATGAAATAGGGAGCCCACGCTTACTACGACCAAAAGAAAGAATGGGAGTGGAATAAGACAACCAATGCTTAGAAGCGTAATCATATAATCTTTGACGGTGTGCATCGTTAGAACCAAACGACGACGATACAAATGCAAACCTTTCTTGGGGAGATTGTTCGTCATCTTTCATGTAACTTTCTTTTAATCGTTTAATTCCTAATTCATCAAATAAATTATCTCTTGAATAATCTACCTTAATACCATGTACAATTTCTTGCGACATATTTTTACTTACTCCGTTGTTATTTTACTTCTTCAAATATAGACTTTTGCTTGGTATACCATTCGATCCAAGCATCATTTTTCGCCACACATTCATAATGCAATGTATAGTTTGCTATTACTGTTTTTGTATATTCAATAATACTAATAGTATCACCTTCAATTGTTTTTAATGCCGAGCATTTTTCTTTTAATACTTCGGGCGCTGTAGGAAATTTTGCAACTACTGGAACAGTTGTAGCACATCCGACAAGGAACATTGTTAAACAAATTATTAGATATTTCATTACTTATCCTTTTTTCTCTATGGAGATAAATTCTTTGCCTATCCAACCTTCTTTGTTTGACTTAACAAATGCGTAATTACCTTCTAAACGAATAACTTCTATCTTAGTATATGGGGCTAGCTTTTCAATTTTTTCGCTTGAACTATCTTTAGTTGGCCTGATATTTGCCCAAGTTGTTACCGTTGCAACTGTCTTTGCTGGTTCTTGAGGTTTGGATTCTACTTTTTGTGCTGGTACTGCAGATGCAGCAGGTTCGGCGGCTTTAACAATTTCAATAGGTTGATTTAGTGCGCCTGCATTATGCGCTTTTATAATTGCATTGGGGATTGGACAATTTTCCACAAACTTAATTACTTCTTTATCTTTAACAACTTCTCTATCTACGTAATTAAGTATATCTTTACCTTTTGTGTGAATAACTTTCGTTTTCTCCACAACTTGAGTGACAATTACAGTATTTGTCTTTTCAGATTTTGCTTCGGCCTCAGCAACTTTTAACTCCATTGCTACAATTTTGGCTTCCCATTCTGCTTGAACGCTCATGGCACCTTCAAACCATACACCCAATGTAATCAATAATACCGAAGCTAATTGGATAAATGCACCATATGTTCTAAAGAATGGAATGAATCTTAGAACAAATGAAGTAAGAAACATTAATATTCCTGCTATCAATATAGCGTGGAATATGATATCGGGTACAAAATTCATTAACCACATTTAAATCCCCAATGCTTTTTTAATATTTGGTTGGACAAATGTATCGGGTTTTAATACCTTACCATCTGCTCTTTTAATTAATTTGCCGTCAACCATCTTGGACATATTTGATCTAGATACTTCATCCCATACTGATTGTTGTGGTATGCCGTATGAATGTTCAAGTCCTTCAATTACCCATTTTAAATCTGCACAAGCGTCTGCAATTTCTACAAGATCATTATTGCGAAATGCTTCAGTCAATTCATTGTATTCTTCTGTCACCAATCTTAAATATAATTCTGCTTGATTGGTTCTATCATCTTCGATTGCTGGATTAATATAAACTTTTTGCTCGCCGGCAAGCATGAATGTTTTAACGTCATCATTACTGTTCATTTACAAGTTCCTTAGTCAACGGAAAAATCTCTGCAATTACTTGAGCACATGCTAGTGCAATTTCGGCGTGTTCTTTCTGAGTACCGTTCGAAGATCTTAGTTGACAATAATGGATCCAAGACCTTAAGGTTCCATTCATGTAGAGTCTGCTTACTGTCAATCCCTCTGGCAATATTGCTCTAGCTTGTTCCTTTGCAATTCCATTAGTAACTGCCCAAACATACGTTCGTCTTGCTTCTGCAATAAGATCTCGTTGCTTGGCTTGCCACATTTTATTCAATTCAGTATCGTCAGTCTTAATAGAATTTTGTCTATTATTTGGATCCTGCATCCTTGCTTCTCTTACTTCAAAATCCAATTCTTTAGTTGGGTCTGCATAACGCTGACTAAATTCTTGGAATGAGAAACTACGATGACGTAGAATCTGTCGAGCAATGTCTCGGGTTGTAGTAATCTCCAGACACACATTAACCATTTCTAATGGGCTAAAATGTTTGTTATCATAAAGATAATTTATTAATTTTGCAGAAGTTTCGGTATTATATTGATTGGTGGGATTAGATACTCTCGCACAAAAAGCAACCAAATCCTGCATATCATATAATCCTTCATCATATAATTCGCGAGTAGGTTTACTATAACTAATCAATTTTACTTTCATTATTTTATTCCTTTTTTCCAATTTTTCCCGGGACATTCTAAAGCTCGTTTTCTGTTGCCATTGCCGTCGTTCCACCAGTAAAATCCAATAAGTTTAGATTCCCTAGGACTTCCTTTTACTAAATACATTTTAACACCTTTTCCATGATACGAATTTCATTTTTGCTTCTAAACCATTATATATGTTCTTTGTAATCATCTTAAACGGATCTTTACCTGTTAAGACAATATCATTGATATCTTTTTCTTCTAGAGTCTGGGGCCATATAACAGTATTATAATTGTTATTGATCGCTTTGTCAATGATCTTACAAACTTCTTTATTCCTTGGCTGATTATCAAAGATAACAACTAGATTCTCTTTTGGTATGCCGATACTATCCAACTTACCAAATGCGGTACCTGCAACCGCAATACAATTTGGAATAAACAAACTATCAATAGGGCCTTCAACTACATAAACCTTTTTCTTTTTATCAACAAAATCAAGTCCAAAGATGAATGGCTTCTCATCATTAATTTTAATGGTAACATATCTTAGAGATTCATTTCTGAGTGCTCTACAAGTTACTCCTACTAGCAACCCATCTTGGTCATAAAAAGGAATGACTAATCTCGGCTCAGATGTTTTTAACGTGTTTTTATACTTATCAGATAGCTGTTCAATTTTTCGGATATCATCAATAAAATATAAGCGGTCAAAAGTTTCTTTTGGAATCTTTCGCTTCAAACAAAATTGAACTGCCTCATTATCTTCTGGTAATTTATCTAGACGATCTAATAGTTCATCTAGAATATTTTTTTGTTCAAATACAGGTTGTGCCATTTTAAACTTATCTTCAATCTTTTGATGAGGTTTAGATAATGGCAAGCCTTCATTATATCGTTCAAGAGTATACTGATTATACTGCATCGCATCAAGTTGCTTTAGGAATGAACCAAAGTGCATTGATGCATCACAGTTGTGACACTTATAAAATAAGTCATTTTTTATGGCATAAAAATATCCACGTGTTTTGGTTTTCTTTGAAGAAGAATCTCCACACAGGATGCACCTACAGTTATAGACATGATTGTTCTTTTGTTTGAACAATGGCAATCTATTGCTGATTAATTTTAAATATTTTAAATCGAGGAATAAAGACAAGTTAAGGCTCCATTAAGAGCCTTAATTATAATATAGAAATGATAAAAAATCAACCGAAGAATTTGCCTAATTGTACATGGGCCAAGAAATATCCTGTAACCAAAGCGCCGCCAATAAGCATCCATCTCCATTTTTCGATTACGCCAATTCTTTCATCCATTTTGGATAATTTGGCCATCATCAATTGATGTTGTTCTTTTTGTTCTGAACGAAGCTCTTTTAGTTCGTCACAGATATTTTTAACTTCATGTTCCATGACGGCTAGCCTTGATTGCGTATCTATCATTTCCATTTTGCATTATTTCTTCTTTTTTGGTTTTGATGCAGTTGTTTTTGCTGCAGTTTTCTTTGCGGCGGGGTTTGCTGCAGTTTCTTCTACAACTGGTTCTGGCTCTACAACCAGTACAGGCTCTTCAATTACTGGCGCTTGTTTAACTTCCGCAACCTGTGCAATTGCAACCGCAACTGCTTCTTGAGGCGCCGCATCAGTTTTTGTGTCTATTGTAACTGGTACAGGAGTATCAATTGGTTTAAGCGTAACTGTTTCTGTTTTTACAGGAGCAGCCATTGGCTTGTTCAACGGTGTTAATGTAGGAGAAGGTTCGTCTTCCTTTTTAAAGAAAACATAAACACCAACTCCAACCAATGCTACTAATATTAATCCTAAAATTTCCATTATTTTCTCCTAAATATACTATTTTTGTCAACCCATTTCTTCTGACGTTTTTTGCTAATAGGGGGTTGGTCTGGAGGTAATCCTGCAATCCCCGGTGTTACTGCAGCGTTATTTGCCGCAACTCCACCTTCACCGTCTTCTGAAAACTGTTTAAATGTAAAAATTTTATTTCCATTTAAAAACTCTTCAACTATCGCCAGCTCCGAATTTAATTCGGCGCTTACTTTATTTATATACTGAAATTCTAGGTCAATCGGTTCGTGATTATTATCTAGGCTTTCTTTAACTAAGGCATATGCAGCTGCATATGATGTTAGAGTTTTGTTCGCAATTGGAACTTTATTGATGATTTTTTTCAATCTGAATACTAATCGGTGTAAAAGAGTATATGCATCTCTTTCTTCAACCGTATTCAGGTCGCCCATCTTTTTAAGTTCATTCCCATTTTTATCTATAATACCTAATTTATAGGCATCTGTTTTTTCAAATGGTGTTGTCAAAAGACGAAGGATCCTATAGGTTATTACTGAATCTACAAATTTACCCATTTTATACTCTTCTTAAAATTTCTATTATTTTGGCGTCCAATGGAATCTCTGATTCAAATATAGGAGACTCCTCGGTTATAACTATTTTTTCTGGCATATAATTTAAAAATACCAGAAATGTCTTTAGTTGTGACCAGTATTTTTTATCTATTTTAAAGAACAACATCCTTGTTGCTGCATCTACTCCAAATAAATTATTTAGAATAATTATGTGATTTATAATTAATCGCTCTTTAAGTTCTTTATTATTAAGATACTTTCCTAATAGGCGTTTGATATATTTAAATCGTTTAACGTCGTCTAAGAATTCATCCATGCCTTTACAATATGGATTATCATAATGCTTCATGGCATACATCATAAAATTTTCTTCAGTCAATTCAAATCTCATTATAGTAATTATGATGTTATTCCGTAGTAATTTCTTAACCAGGTCTCAAAAGCTAGGTAATCTCCAAGAACTGTTTCTCCAGAACAAATAATTAAACATACTGTTTGGAAATCACTCTTCTCTGTGCTATATTTATTAATTGCTAAAGTGTCTGGATATGTTGTAATACCTGATCCTGTTCCTCGAGTGACTCCATTTGTTCTTCCCAAATTCAATTGATCTGTAGTAAGAAACCAATTTGTGCCATAATAATCAGTAACTCCATCCGAACCAGTTAATAAACTGCCATGTTTAAATTGACCTGCTGCACCATTAATATGCCCCGACGCCCAATCTTGACCGCCAGTTGTTGAATAAATTCTTTGTTTGTTTGAACCCGAATATCTTGTTACATGGAATATAGTATACGTGTTTGATACAAGTCCCGTAGGCCAGGTAATACTACTTGATGTAGAGCCACTTATTGCCGATACAAGATTTGTATTTGCACCATTCCCGCCAGAAAGTGATACTAATGAACAATTGACGGTGGTTGCTGAAATAGATGTGTTGCCTAATCTATCATACCAAACTTGACGACGGTCATCAAATGATTGTTCGTCATACCAAGCAACTATGTTTGCTAAATCTCTCGGAGAATTTGGCCAAGTAATTGTGGTTACATCAGCAACATTTGCGGTATCTGGATATCGTCTATTTTGTCCCCAAACTATTCTCACTGCACCCGGGCCACCATATTGAGGATAACTAGTATATGGATTCGCGTACATATAAGAGCCGCCACCACCTCCACCAAACGATCCACCTGTATAAGAAGAAGATAGTCCTCCTTGCCCGCCGCCCGAACCACCATTTCCTCC